ATAATCAACAAAGATGATTTCTGGTTTAAAGTTCTTCTTTAGATGTAAGTCTTGTAACAAAGACCTGAAATGTAGTGTAGAAGCAGAAGCAGTTGGATATTCTTTGATGATTAGTTTACCTTGTGTCTTGTTTCTTAACACTTCAAACTTTCGGTCATAGTCTTGCTTACTGATTGTATGAAGCTCTTGTATATCAATGTTTAGAAGATTAGCATCAATGCGTTCAGCAATTCTTTCTTCTGCCATCTCAAGTGTGATATACAAAACATTTCTACCTTGACTGATACAGGAGGCAGCCACATGACACATAAACAAAGATTTGCCAACTCCTGTACCCGCCAAAGCAATATTCAAAGTCTTAACTGGAAGACCGCCTTTTGTAATCTTGTTAAAGAAGTCAAGGTCAAAACGAACACGCTCTTCAACACGATGATAGAAGTCAAAGCGTTCTTCTGCATCATTAATATAATCGTGACCAATGTGTGAATCAAAAGAAACACCAAGAGCATCACTTAGAAGTTTTGGTATTTCCCCTTTGGATGTCTTGTGATTCTTGTCATCAAGGATAGAAACCGATTCCATGATGGCATTATAGATGGCTTTATCTTGACAGAACTTTTCGGTTTGTTCTATCAGCCATTGTTCTTCGCTTGGGTCTTCTCTGTGTTCGTGAATTTCGTTGAGAAGATTAACGGATGTTCTAACTTGTGTTTCAGTTAGAGATTTACTTTCTGTGAAATTAATCACCAAAGCTTCATGTGTTGGTAAACTTTTATATTTGTTTACAAACTCATTAACTTCTTTGAAGACCACTTTCTCGGTATCATCAGAGAAGTAGTCAGCACTTATGAATGGTAGAACCTTACGGCAATAACTATCATTGTAAATCAGGTTCTTCAGTATTGAATGTTCTAGTCGGTTCATTATGTTGATTTATTAAAATCTCTGTTAGTATGTCACCCATGATTGTAACAAATTCTTCGTTGTTTTGCAACTCATCTATGTCGTGTTTGCCTGGGTGGACGAGTGTATAACCGAATTGTAGTTTAGCAAATTCGCCTGCCTCTTGAACTTTTGCCTTACCATAGTGATAGACAACACCAGCAAATTCACCTTGAAGAATTTGAATTCCTGTGATATCTGAATTGGTGAAGTCTATAAAACGGTAATCTTTACCCTCAAGTAGCATCTTCGGCTTCTTGTAAAAGAATTGGGTCACTTTCTCCCATAATGTTTCCATATGCAATCTCATATTTGTGTTTAATAAAGTCTTTGAACTTTTGGTCGTTCAAAATTGGTTCCATAAATTCAGGTGTTGAAGTGTCCGCAATCCTTTTCTTATCACCAATCTCACCAGTTGATTGGTCTACCTTTGCATACCAACCATTGGTTGGTTTAACCACATGTCCGGACTCAATAGCAAGGTCAAGTAAGCCACTATACTTACTAATACCACCATCAAAAGATACAGAAATAGGTATTTTAGATTTTTCTTTAACATAACGACTTTTCTCTACGTTGATAATAAAATGATAGCCAACAATTTCTGTGCCTTCTTTATCTTGTTGGCGACCAAGAATATAGATGTTGTCAGCAGAGTAATACGAACCTGTACCACCACCAACAATATCTTTCGGGAACATACCAATCTCTTTGTAAGTATGATTCACAACTACCATTGAAATGTCTTTTAGATTCAAGTGCGGTGTTACCATACGGAACAAACTCTTAACTTGTTTAGCACGAGACATATCTGCAACTGATTTGCCTTCAAGTGCATCTTCAACTTCTTTCTTAGATGCAAGATTACCAATTGAATCAAGTATGATGATTAGTTTATCACCACGATTCACATCTTGAAGCTGTTGCATGATATCAAACTTTAATTGTTCAATGTCAGTCAATGGTGTATGTAATACTCTGTCCATGTCAATCTGGAATGTTTCAAAGTATTTGATAGGTGTACCAAACTCTGAATCATAAAACAACAATACTGCTTCTGGATATTTGTCCATGTAAGCCTTTGCCATTAGAAGACTGAAGGCTGTCTTGAAATGTTTAGATGGACCTGCCCACATCGTAAGACCTGGAATAATACCACCATCCAATTTACCACTAAGTGCCACATTAATCATTGGCACATCAGTTGATACCATATCTTTTTCTGTAAAGAACTTTGACTTGGATAGAATTGCACTATCTTTAATCGTTGAATTCTTTTTCAATTTGTCCAATAAACTCATAATATTTCCTTTTAAAATGTTCCACCCTCAAGAGTTGGCTTCTGAGGTTTTATTTCTACTATGTCTTTTTTCTTTATAATTTCACTATCTATGTCCGACATAAACAATTCTACACTAGGTGCTGTTGACTTTGCAAGCTCTTTTTTACTCTTTGCCTTAGGTTTCGGTTCTTTTGTTTCCGATTTAAGGTTTCTTATTCTAATCAATGTTTGATTAGAGGCAATCAACAGTAGAATAGCAAGTGGGTCAAATACCACAATGATGATAAGAATAACTAATCTTACTGCTTTATCTATGAAACCGGCATCATCTTTTGTATAGAATAGTTCGGCAATGTATTGAATTGGACCAACTTCTGCCATTAGGATATTTTCTTCTGATAACAAAGGTAACTTCTCATTTGATAATTTCTTTAAATCAGCCTGAACTTCTTGTATCTGTGTGTCTATTTTCTTTGTTGCAGTTGCTGGGTCACCTGCTCTTTGAAGTAGGTAATTCAATCGTTCTTTTGCTATTTTCTCTTGTGCTTCTAATGTTTTTAACTGTACACCATTTGCATTGATATTTACATTCGTATCAAGGTGTGCTTTTGAAAGATAACCAAATATACCCATAGAAGTAATTAACATCAATAGAACAATTGCAATTAAAAAATAGTAACGCATTATCCGAACAGTATCATTCCAATTATTATATAACCAAGATACTGTTACCAATTTACTAATTTCCAATACCGAACCCATAATGATAATTGGCCAGTATGAACCGGGAAATATCTGTGCAAGACCAATAACTGAATAATAAGCCGCAACTACTGATAGAGCAATTGCACTAGCAAAAGGTAAAAGGACTTGTATCAAAAGAAACTCTCCAATGAATTGCTCTTCTCAGTAGACCAACCCATACAATCAAGAATAACTTTAATTGGTTCAACGAATGCCTTTTCAAATTGTGTATCATAATCAATATACATTTGCATATCAAATTCTTTTGGCAGTCTTTGAGGAAAAGATATTACTGAATCTTTAAATGGGTTAGGTTGTTTGAGATAGGTAAATTTTAACTTCTCACCCTCTTGGATGAATGGGTACTTTTTATCTAGACCTTTTTGTTTAAGAAAGTGATTGTATATGATTGCACCTTTAACATGAATCGGTGTGCCTTTCTTATACATCATAACACTATCAGCATATGTTTTTAGTCCATTCAAACCTCTAGGGAAAGAAATGTCTTCAACAGCCAATGTTCTGAATTCAGATTTAAAGTCTTCTATAAACTTATGTATGTCTTCTTCGGAACCATTCATCATAATGCCAATTGATTGACGCATCTTCTCACGCACAGCAGATGGTGTGGATGATTTAATCATCTCAAGACCCATCACTTTGATTTGTGGTTCGTTGTATTGAATACCTTCGTTATTGTATATGTTTAGAATATACCGCTTCTTGGCAGTCCAGATGCCTTTATCAGAAAGACCTTCTCGCTTCATTTCCATTTTTTGTTTGTATGCGTGAACATATTCAGCAAGTTCCTGATAAGAAGTATCAATAAACGGTTGCAGTTTATCTTCACAGATTTTGTCCATGATGGAGATAACTTTTTCAACCTTTGTGTCCTTTTGAGTGATTTTATCCACCAATGGACCAAGTTTGAGATAAATTGAATCTGTGTCTGAGGCGATAACATAATCTATTCCTGTAGTCTTTAGAAGACCATTCATATACTCATTTAGTTTATTTTCAATCCACCGAATAGACAACTGGCCAGCCAGAGTTACAGCCAATGCTTGTCGTAAATCATAGAAGCGGAAGTATTGTGAACCAAGAGCACCATAAGCAGAATTAAGAGAAACTTTCTTTGCAAGCTGTAGGTTGTTATATCTTGCGATTCGTTTTTCAATGTCATACTTTTTGGATTCATCAGTTTCGTTTTCATAATCTTGTTTGGCTTTCAACATTAGTTTTTTGAATTTACTTCTGTCAATATACATTTCTTCCATCATCTTAGGTAAGAAACCTTGTTTGTCAGTACGGAAGAATTGGCCATTTGGTGTGAGTGTAACACCAGATAATTTAGAAGTGTCTACTTGTTTAGATAACATCTTGTCAACAGAAACTCCATCCATAATTATGTTACGCATTTCATCCGTGTAGTTGGATGGTTCAATGAGTGTCTCTGGTGAAATATTGTATTGCATCATCAAATGAGGATACAAACTGTTCAAGTCAAAACTAGCAACCCAATTATGTAAACCAACTTGTGGTTCTTTTACATATGCGCCTTCAAATGCAGATGTTTTATCTTTGACAACTCTTGGCGGTACAACAATCTTTTTATTCAATAGATATGAATATGTTAAAGAGTCCCACATACGAGTTTGTGCAAACACATCATCATAGTTTGTTTTGGTATCATATGCAAGAGTGATTGCTAGTTCAAGCAGTTTCAACTTATCATCAAGCTTCAGAATCAAGTCCACATCTTTAATGTTATACTCAATAAACTTCTGATAGTTTTGACGATACAAAGCATGAAGACTATCATATTCATCATATGCAATCTTACCTTCACCAAGTTCTACTTGTGCGATGTTATCAAGGCGATATGATTCTTGTGACTTACCGCCTGGCGCATACCACTTGTATAGTTCAATATAATCTAATGCACATACACCAAGAAAATCATATGCGATTAGTTCACGATTATTAACATTTGCTTTACGCTCAGTAATAATATTCCAAGGAGATAGTTTTCTTGTTTCTTCTTCGCTTAGTATTTTACGAAAACGATTAACGATATAAGGCATATCAAAGAACTTGATATTCCAGCCAGTAATAATATCAGGACAATTTGATTGCCAATAGTTTAAGAAGTTCTTACAGAGCCAGTATTCATCTAAACACTTGATATATTTTTCTGTGCCTTTAACTTCATAATCACCACAACCAAAGACTACACAAGTACCATCAAAATACTTAATACAGATTGCTGTGATTGGCTGACTTGCGATGTATGGGTCAGGAAAACCATTCTCTGAACCAACTTCAATATCAACTACACCGATTGATATTTGATCCATCTCCCAATCAACCATACCGCCATGTTGTTCGGTGATGAAAGCATATTCAAATCTATTCATGCCATAGATTTTGAAATTTTCTACTTCATCATATCGTTTAATGAAATCTCTTGCATCACGAATACCACCAAGTTTAATTGGTTCAAGGTTTTCACCTTTCAATGTTTTCCATGGTGATTCTTTCTTAGAAGGCAAAAACAAAGTAGGCGAGTAATCTATTTTAAATTTTACTCGCCTACCATCTTCTACGCCACGATAAAGTATGTTGTTGCCTACGCTGGCAACGGATGTGTAAAATTTATTCACACAGTTTGATTTCAAATACAGAATTTTCTGCTTGTTCTGAAGCAAAATCTAAAGCTAGTTTAAGAGAACTAAATTCTCTATGAACTACAATAGTTGAATTTGGAATACAATAAGATACTCTATACATTTACTCTTGTCTCCGCATCTAAAACACCAATAGCAACCCATCTTTTTGGGAATAACATCTCACGACCACGGAAGTCGTTCATGCTCTGTGATGGGTCTTGCATCCATCCTAGAACTTCTACTTTATTATCAAACTCACGCAAGAACAAATCATAACGATCCGCTCTTGGAAGTCTGAACTCAACTGCTAATCTCTTAGCTAAATCACGAGTGTTCATAATCACTTTCTTAATTGATAACACGATATAAGCATTATAACATAGTTAATGTTAAAGTGCAAGGCTTATGTTAGATTCTTACCTAACTCAGATTGATAAGTTCTTTGCCTTAATTCGGAAGAACTAAACCGATGGGTACGAGAGTTGAACCAAATTTTAATATTACGGTCTTCACAAATTTCTTTACCTGTAAAATCTTTGTCTTTGTATTCTTCACCAATAATGCGAACACTAATAGGCAAGAACATCAACATATCTTCAAGGTCTTTTTCGGTATTGTAAACAATGATTTCGTCCACAAATTTAACCGCAGAGAGTTGGACATATCGTTCAACAATAGATTGAACTGGTTTGTTTTTGGTTCCAGGTCTATCAATAGATGGGTCGCTTTGAACACCAACAATTAAATAATCACAAACTTGTTTACATTCAGCCAACATAAGAATATGTCCTGCATGAAGCAAATCAAAAGTTGAACAGGTGAAGAAATTTGTGAAGACCGTAATATTAAAATTTGGTTCAACTCTCGTACCCATCGGTTTAGTTCTTCCGAATTAA